CCTCCTCGTGTCTTCACAGCTTCTATAGAGCTAGCTTACCACTTTCTTAACAATGACGGAATTCTTGACAATACGGGAACCGTCAAAGATATCGAGGTGGGATCTATTAAACTCACTGAAGTTATAGCTCCTAATCTAATACCAGGAATAGTAAAACGGCTGATAAAGCCATTACTTGTGAATGCTGGGGCTAACTCTTGGTGGAGGGCTAATTAATGAGCTATGATGCTTTGATTAGGAGTAAGGTAAGAAAAGCTTTTTCAGCCGTAGGCGATATAAAGACTATAGTAACTCTGTCTCAAAAAGCAACAGCATCTTTTGACTTTAGTACTGGCTTGGCTACAACAGGCGCTTCTACGATTAAAACCGTTGAGTGTATTGTATCAACACGCAAGAAAGAAGCTAATAGGACAATAGGCGCTCAAACACAACAGTTATCGATGGATTCGCAAATGCAACTGCTTTTCAAGGCCGATGATATAGATGATGTTACAAGCTATGATACAGTAACGATGCCAGATGGCAAAGTTTGGAGCTTAATCCTGCCATTTGAAACAGATGGTTATCTCGTGACAGCTACTGTCAGTAAAGGGACATAATGGGTAAGTATACAACTGTAAAAAGCTTAGTATATTCTATATTTGCATCAGCAGAATGGAAAGCTGAAGCTATTGAAACATTTCCTGAAAACTTTACAGGCACTTCGGTGGGGAATGAATACATTCGAGTTATAATACTCACTAGTGGAGAAACACCTGTAAACTCCACTAGATCTGTAGCTGGTCAATTAATGATAGATATATTCGTACCTGCAGGGGTTGGCTCAGACAGAGCTACTCAAATTGCAGATAAACTAGATAAATATCTAGCAGGGCAAAGTAGGAATTCTGCACCTAACGGAAACGTTCAGTTTGGAACTAGTACTATGTCAAGTATAGGGAATGATACAGCTAATGTTAATCTGTATCGTTTCTTGTACTCACTATCTTTTAATTACTTTGGAGTATAAAAACACATGGCACATATTACATCAATCGGCGCTGGTCTCTTTTCCGATCTAGCAGTTGCAGTACCTTCAGTAGCGCCTAACTTTGCTACACTTGACACTGCGGCTGAGTTTCAAGCGTTGTACACAACTGAAATTAACTCTGTAGGTGGTACAAAGGGTATTGGTACATTCACACGCATTAAGAACGTTCGTACATTCCCTGCGATGGGTACACCACCTAACGTTGTCAAAGTACCTACATATGGTCAGAAGACCTCTCAACAGATTCAAGGCCAATCTGATGCTCCTAATATGGAAATCACGTTGAACTTTGTCGCATCTGACTGGGCTAAAGATGTAGGTAACATCCTTGGCAATATGGTGAGTGATGGTAACCAGTATGTATTTCGCTTTACTTTACTTAACTCACAGCCTACAGGCGTTGATGCGACTCAGTATGCATCTACTGCAACTGGTCTGGGTTCTGTTCAGAACAGCCAATACTACTGGGTTGGTAAGGTCGAAGCTTTGTTAGTAACACCGCAACTGACGGACTCTAACACTGCTACTGTCACTATCACTCTGCAATCAGCGTTCTACGGTGCTTACACCATCTAATATGTAATTTGAGGGGAGTACGTGGGTGCGGCTGCCCTACTCTTAAACAACCCACGGCCACAAAGGATGGGTGTCCCTGATAAAGGAAACTAATGAAATCTAATAATGACCCCAAACCCTTCAGTATTTCTTATGTGCTAGATACCACAACTAAGCACATGCGTAAGAGTATTGATATCAGCATAGAAAAAACATTCGACAGAATTGCTGAATTTGATGGTAATCAGAAAAAATCAGAGGAAGTCTTCAAAACACTTGCAGCATTACATGGCTTGCGAAAACAGTTAGAAGAGTTCCAATCACTTAATGCAGAACTATTTGCAAAAGTATGACTGCAAAATTTAGTTTAAACACAATAAAGGAAGATATCAAAATGGCAAATCGCTTTATCGGCACAAAAGTGTCAAAGAAATCCAAATTCATGGGAACAGAATTGGATATCAATAAACTTACTGTTATGCAAGTTTTAGAAATTCAAGAATCAGCAAAGAAGATTGATACATCGAATGAAAAAGATAACATCGATTTACTGATGTTTGTGGTACGTGCAGGCGCACCTGAACTGCGAGATTTGACAGATGAGGAAATTTGTGATTTCCCTATGGACGAGTTGTCTGGTTTGTCCAATGAAATTTTGAAGTATTCAGGCCTTACGACACCAGCTTCAAGTAAATAATGTTAAGCCCGGAAGAGTTAGAAATCTTTGAGTTAGCGCATCATCTCCGAATGCCCGTTTATAAGCTTTTAGAAGAAATGCCTTATGACGAGTTCGTAGGATGGTTCGAGTACTTTAAGGTAAGACCTTTCGGCTGGCGTGAAGATCACCGCGTATCAATGCAGTTATCTGCGGCGGGAGTCTCCGCTAAAGCTAACGAGCTATTTCCGAGCTTAGCTGCAATGATGAAACATGGAAAAGATGAAGCTGATGTGGCAAGTACGCTAAAAGCCTCAGCGATGTTTAGTATGATGCTTACCTCTAAAGGTGATAAGCCTGATTTCTTAGGAGCTTGATATAACTACTAAAATGAGTTTTACTAATATTGACAGCTTCTTCAAAGACGCTGAAGCTAAATTAGAGCTAACTGTAAATACAAACTTAGTAACAAAGTCTAGCTCAATGCTACGAGAGTTAGAAGAAGCTACACCTGTAGACACAGGGCTTGCAAAAGCTTCGTGGACTGAAGAAATTCATACACAAAATGATGGAAAGAAAGTAGCAATACTTCGCAACAGTGTGCCTTACATTCAAAGACTTAATATGGGATCTTCTAAACAAGCTCCTAAATATTTCATAGAACGTATTGCATTAAAATACGGTAAACCTTTAGGGTCTATCGTTAAAGTAAATTAAACTACCCAGATGCTAATTGCATTTGGGTTTTTAACATAAGGGGAATATATGTCTTTAGAACTAAAGGTTGTATCAAACTCCGCCCAAGCCCAAGCAGACCTAGCTAAGCTGCGAGCGTCCGTTGAAGCTATACAATTAACAGCAACAACTGCGGGATCCTCAATTAAGACGATGTTTTTCGGTCTTTCAACTGCAGCGGCTGCCTTTGGCGGTGTAGCAACTTTCATAAAGTATTCCGATACTTTGAGTAATATTCAATCTAAATTAGTGTTAGTAACCAATTCTCAGACAGCTTTAAATAAGGCTATGACTGATTCTAAGAACATTGCGTTAGCTACACGCACTTCTGTAACAGAAGTTTCAGAGCTATACGCTAAGCTTTCGCTGTCAGCAGCTGGCCTTGGCGTTACTAATTCACAAATAGCTTTAGTAACACGCAGTGTAGCACAAGCTATGACTATCTCAGGCGCAGGTGTAGCCGAAAGCCAGGCAGCTATAATGCAGCTAGGACAGGCTTTAAGTTCTGGTATTTTACAAGGCGATGAGTTGCGCTCTATCTTAGAGAATTCACCCGCGTTAGCACGCGCAATTGCCGATGGCTTACATGTCTCATTTGGACAATTAAGATTACTAGGGGCAGCTGGTAAATTAACTTCGGAAGAAGTTTTTAAAGCTATCCTTTCACAGACGGATGTATTAGATGCGAAATTCAAGAAAGTTTCCGTAACTTTCGGCGGCGCATTTACAAACTTGAAAACATCCGCATTAGCATTATTTTCAGCCGTAGGTGGAGCATCTATTGGCGGTGGTCTAGCTTCATCTATTAATAATCTTGCTTTGTTCATTAATAATGTCGCGTCTAATTTCAACGGAATCGTTTTGAATATGCGCGTTAGATTCTTCTTATTTGCAGCGGATGTCCTTGAGATAGCTGACAATATTGGAAGTAGAATTGCTGGTCTCGCAGGTGGGATGGCACAAAAAGTAAGCTCTATCTTCTCTAGCTTTAAGTTTCCTAAAGTAACGATTAATATGATTTTTGATGATTTGGATAAATCATTGAATACTGTTATGAGTTGGATAAAGACTGTTGAACATGGTTTCTTCTGGCTGTATGACAGAGTTATTGGGCACTCTTGGATTCCTGACCTCGTAGACGGTGTTGAGCATTTTACGAAGAAATTGATGGGAGACCCGCTAGGTTATGTACAGAGTTTTGTGAAACGCGCTTCCGACATGTTTGAGTCGTTAGCTTCCAAGGTCTCTAAGATGTGGAAAGGTTTCTTTAATTCTATAAAATCTGAAGCTATAAGTATTCCTGCTGTAGCTGCTCAAGCTACAAGGTCTGGCGGCGGATGGGAGAGGCTACCTGCTAACAATGCTATCACATACTCTGATACTGGTAAACCAAAACCTACAGATTCTGCGCTATCGAGGCTTGGTGTATCAAATGCTGACTTTGCCCGTAATACAACACTTGTTGATTTTGCTATGGAGACGTCAAAGCACAATAATACTGTAGTAAACTTTTTGGAGTATATCAAGTACGGCTTTTCAAAGGTAGTGTCATTCTTTGACTTAATGGTACATAAATCTGGCATTGATAAAGTACTCCCATCTGAGGAATCTGGTTCTGCTTTTACAAACGGTAATGTTTTAAATGTTTTAATGGCAGGTGCTGGTGGATTACTAGCCTTAAGATTCTTTGGAACATTAAGCTCATTCTCATTATGGGGCAAAGTATGGGCATTTGCAATTCCAGGTCTCGTAGCTGCTATTTATAACACTTTTAAGGGCATTAAAACAGTCAAACCTCCGACACCTGCGCTTGAAGATACTAATACGTTTATTGGGAAAAGTATTGAAACAATACAGATGGCCTTTCATTCTTTTAAGAATAACATAGGTTTGCGTTCACCTAGCGAATTTATACCCAATCCTAATGCTAGCCCGCTTGCTGCTAAGGTTCCAATAGCCTTGCAGTTACCTTCAATAATCGCAGTAACAGGGTTGTTAGTAGCAGCTGTATTTGCCGCAGTATCTAGTACAGGTGTACGTGCAGCTTTATTGTACGCAATATCTTTAGCTTTCACAGGCGCAGTTGGAAGAATGTCTGACGGAAATGCCATGAACCGCATAACTACTAACATCTTGACAAGCGTGCTTGAAGCTCTTAAGGTGGCAACAGATTTGATATTCGGTAAAAACATGTTTGGTGATAGCATCGCGAAAACTTTAGTTCAAATAGCTAAGATAATGCTACTGTTTCAATCAGGCCGTGACATGCTATCAGGTATGGCTAAGAATTTCTTAACAGCTCCAGCGAGGATAGCTAGCGGCACTGCGACACACGTTGACAAAGCCCTTGTAGATCGTAGTATAAGTAAATTTGACTACAATAACAAAACTATATCAGATAATCTGACCTCTGCTTTGAAGACTGCAAGAGAGAATCGCACTGCAGCTTATAAAGACGCTGCGGACGCTAAGACCGACTGGATAGCGGCAAGGCCTGCTGATCGTAACAATACACGCCTAGACGCAACTGCTAATGCTGTAACTGCTAGTAAAGAAGTAGTTGATAATTTGAAGAAGCAGCAGAAAGCCCTAGAAGCTAACACAGGCGCATTAGAAGCACAAAGAGGTTCACTTGTAAAGCAAAGCGATGATCTTAAAAATATCATATCAGAGAGAAGAGCTGCCGCTAAAGAAGCCGTGATTTCAAATACTGGTAGTGTTGCAGGGGTATTCGGTACTTTAGCTGGCTACAATATAGGTCAAGAAATCGCAAGCGGTATGACAGACTACCCAGGGTGGGCTAAGGTCGGTGTAGTTCTAGCTTCCGCGCTTACTGGTCAAGCAATTGCTTCTGGTATAGGAGTTTCGTTAGCTGCGATATTCCTTGCGCTAACTAAGAAGTATGGAACTATCTTACTAGAAGCAGCCACTGCCGCTGCAGGAGCTGTCTATTCAGCTTTCGTAGGTATCGGTGCTACTATTGCAGCTGCGCTAGGCATATCTGTTACAGCCGTTGCTGCAATAATAGGTGCTGCGATATCAGCTGCACTTGCTGTTTGGTGGAAGTGGGATGATATTAAAGCATTATTTACAGGTAAAATTGGATTTGTAGAGTTAATGATTAAATGGAAAGACGAGCTAATTTCAGGGTTTAATGGCTTTATAGCGAAGCTCAAGGAATGGAATCCATTCGCTAATAAAGATAAAGAAGCTCCGAAGCAAGCAGCTCCAGCGTATTCTCCACCGCCTCTCAACGAAACTCCTAAGACGTTAAATGAGGCTCGTAATAGAATATCAACTGTAAGCGAGAGTCTGAATGGCGCAGGCGCATCTAAGCCTTATATGGAGATACCTGAGATAGTTAAAGGCGTCATGATTAAGACCGACGTGACACTGCATATACCGCCTGCTGTTAATATCAAAGAGCAGCTAAGGTACCTTCTAGACCAGCAGTTAGTGCTAGATCATAAACCAACATCGGGTGAGGCTAACGCAAATAAAATTGCTTCTACTACATTTGCACCTGATATTGATAAAGATAAATATAGATCTTATGCTGCCAGCAAGAGCAAAATGCTTGGAGTAGACCCCGCGCTAGCCTTAGCTATATTTCAGCAAGAGTCTGGATTTGTTCCTACTGCAGATGCTCATTTGCATTTTGCTAACTCTCATGCCTATGGTATATCACAGTTCCAGCCAGATACTGCGAAAGGGATGGGGTATTCTCCTGATGATCGTAAGGATCCCTACAAGAGTATAGACATGGGTGTAGAGTTGCTTAAAAGACTTACTGATAAATTTCACGGTGATACTCAATCAATTATTGCTGCATACCACCATGGTGAAAACTCTAACATACTTTCTAGTGGCTCTTTAGATGTCACTAAGCTTGTAGGTAAGAGTTACGCAGAGCTCCGCGACTATTTAATTAAAGTTGGGCATAATATGAAAGGTGTTACTGTAAGTGTATTCGACAGGATCGCTAAATCAGTAAATGACCTTAAGCCTAAACCTATAACTACGCCTACGTTTAAAGAGACAATAGATTCAGTTACTAAAACTAGTGATGCAGTAGTAGCAATAAACGAACAGTTAAAAGCTATGGGACTTGATTTAATTGATAACTTTAATGGAATAGATGTTAATAAGCTGAAGACTCTATCAGATCAAATAGAAGCCTGGAAAGCTGTAAAAGAATCTTCTGCAAAGTTACCTGACAAGGGCGCAAGTCTTTGGTCGCAGAATGAAGTTAATACAGCGAGGGCTGCTGTATCTGCCACTAGCACTAATATAGCTGCAGATAAGCAATCTTCAGATACCGAAAATGCAATCGCTCCTTTTAAGACTTCAATAGCCAATGTTACTACAGCTTCTCAAGCTTTATTATTGATAAATAACGAGTTAAAGTCAATGGGCTTGAATTTAGTTGAAGATTTCAAAGATTTGAAAACATCTGATTTGAGTGAAATCGTTGAAAAGATATCTGAGTTTAAGCAGGTAGCGGCTAGAAGCAGAAATACTCCCTTGCTTTCACTATGGTCACGTGGTTTGCAGAGTGACTTGAAATCAGACCTCGCTAGTAAAGTAAAAGCATTGGCAGCTGCTAAAGAAGAAGCTGAGGCTCTTCTCAATAAAGATCATTCTCCAGAAGCTCTTAAAGCTGGTACTGCATTCCAAGACACAGCTAGTAGTACCATGATTTCAAGTTTTCAAGATCTTGCAAAGGGTAAGACAAGCGTAAGAGAAGCTACAAACCTTTGGGTTAATACATTCACCAATGGCATTATTGACAACACCGTATCGTCATTCTTTACAGCGCTCGACAAGGGTTTTGACATTACTAAGAAGATAGGCGCGAAGATCACTGAGCAATTTGATTTCGGTAAAATGATGGGAGAAACAATTGTATCTTGGTTCTCAAAAGGTGTACCTAAAGTAGCTGGAGATATTAAAGCACCAGCACCTACGGGCATTCTTGGAAAGGCCGCAGATTGGCTTAATGGCGCTCCGTCTTCGGATAAGCTAGATAATAAGTCGGCGTCAGATGTTGTTTGGTCTAATGGCGTCAGTGACTTTAGTACTAGTGTTCAGAACTTTTCAAGTGCTATTCAAAGTATGGGCGTAGGTAACACTAGCAATTCTATGCCAACTGGATTGAAGCAAGATGGTACAGCAACTATAGAAACGTCATCCTCTTCGCTGTTCGACGCTGCTACTCCTCCAGCAATGAGTATTGATCCAGCTTCTGTGAATAGCTTGACTACAGGCTTTGATGGGGCGGGTTTAAAGGATGCTACTGTAGTAGGCACTGACAAAATTAGCTCTAATGTCCTTGGCTTGAATTTCAATACTGTAGCAGGCTTCGCAGGACTTGGAATGGCAATAGCAGGTCTGTCAGGCGGAAACTCAACTATGAGCTGGATAGGTTTAGCTGTATCAGCTTATTCCGCATACTCCAGCGCCGTTAAAGTGCCTGCGCCAGCTGTACATGCTGCAACTGGCGGATATATTTCAGGCGAGGGCACAGGAACTTCCGACAGTATTCCCGCAATGTTATCTAACGGTGAATTTGTTGTAAATGCCAAGGCTACTAAGATGCATTTCGGGCTATTAGATTCCATCAACAAAGGCTCTGTAAAGAAATTTGCAACTGGCGGTATAGTTAATGGTCTCAGAGGATTTGCACCTGTCGGGCTAATTGATATGCCTAAAAGCCATGATTTAAGCTCTAAGAGGCATCCTACAAAGAGTTCACAATCTGTATTTAACATAAACATAACTGGTGATGTAAGTAGCCAGACTCGCACGGAAATCCAGAAAATGATCCCGATGATAGCAACAGGTGTTAATATGCATAATTACGAACAAGGTAAACGTTAATAAATGCCGCGCATAATTACTAAAATTTGTATAGCGGCAATTTCTAAGGAGATATAAATGATATATGGAATATTGAAAAATTCTACAAACACAGGCTTAGATTCTGAGATTGCATCTGTGTTTATTGTGCCTCTCAGAGTAACAAGTAACCAGCCTGATTACGTGCAAGACGCAATAAATTTAAAACGAAAAGCAAGCTCACAAAATGTGCAAAGATGGGAAATCGAAGCTTCCATAGCGCAGTCTGCAGGGGATCCAACGATGCTAGTGCATGGTGTTTTAAACGGTCATCATAAGATATTCCCAATAAGAATGCCGCAGGTCGCTATTTTGAAAACAACTACTAATACCGTTACACTTGCAAATGACATTGTAGCAGGCTGTACAACATTAAATATTATAGGAGCAGCCAGTCTTGTGGCTGGTGAATTCTTTAACTTAGGGTCTGACCCTAAGGTATACTTAGTAACTGATGGTGGAAGCGGGGGTACTGGTGTGATGTTCGAACCAAGGCTTAGAAAGAATGCTATTGCAGGAACAGCATTCAAGCTAGGCGCTGTTACTATGCAGGCACGCTACGATACTAATTCACAAATAGGTATTCTATATAATGACGGCATTCTAAGTGAACCTGGAAGTATTACATTTGTGGAGGATTTAGCATAATGCGAATTTTCAGTGCTAACGTTAAATTACTTTTACAACAGGAAGAGGTATTAACTTTCTACTTAGTTAAAATTGAAACAACTAGTAGTACGCTCCTAGACACAACAGCCGCGTACCCAATCAACATACCAGCATTAGGTACATTCAGCCCTAGCAATGGATTGCTTACAGTAGAGCCTCCTAAGCTGTCTTCAGTTGTAGATAGGGAAGTCTATAAACTTATCTATATTGACCCTGAATTTGAGAAAATAGCTTTGTTTGAAGCAATTCTTACTGGTTCCAAAGCTACAGTGTATGTGGGCTTCTTTAACTCAACTACCACAGTTCTTGGAGGTGCGTTGCCAAACGAACCTTTGACTAATTTAGAAGATTTGATAGTAGCCTATGAAGGTGTTGTAGACACCCAAGGCTATGCTATAGAGCCTAGCGCTGGAACAGTAGTAGCTGCAATCGAGTGTTCAAGTCCTGTTGCAAGTCTAGGCCTTATTAAACACTTTACGACATCGAAGAATGAAATGCAACAAATCAACCCTAACGATACATCTTTCGACCAGATATACACAGGCTCTTCTAAAGTGAGAAGACTTTGGGGGAAAGCTTAATGTTTAGCGCAGGTAATTTACAAAAGATGTCTTCATTAGCTAAGCCTAGAGTGTCTCCTCCTGCGTTAATTGCATATAACAATCTTATGCGAACGGGAGGTGATACTATTGCTAAGATTGAAAATTTGGAAGTACTAATGTCTAAAGAGCCCCAAGTTGAAATGGAGTTGAACCACTACTTTGGTGAAAATGTTTATGTTAGGGAATTATTCTTTAAAGCAGGAACAATAGCTACTGGAGGTGTCCAGAAACTACATCATGTAAGTATTATGCTTAGCGGTCACATGACTATATGGACTCCTGATAAAGGTGTTCATGATGTATTTGGTCCATCAATAACTGAAGTATCACCTGGTATGAAACGCGCAGGCTATGCCCATACCGATACACACTGGATTTGCGCTTATGGTATACAGAATCCTGAGCAATATCATGCGGATGAATTGATTGATATATTAACATTTAAGAAGTACGGTGATTACACCAAATTCATTAATGAACACACATTAAACATAGGAGAATAATTATGGTAGTAGCTGTATCCGCAATCGCGGCTTATCTGACAATTTCAGTAGCAACTCTTCTATCTATAGCTATGACGGTAGTCTCGGTCATAGTACAACAGCAAGCTGCAGCAAAAGCTAGGGATGCCCAGCGAAAAGCGCAAGAAAACGCAGCAGCAGCAGCTGACGCAGCTAAGGGGATGCAGCTAGTAACTGACAGTGCTCCTGACACCGTGCGTGTTCTGTATGGTAGAAATCTAGTAGGCGGCTCGCGAGTTTATCACCAGACCTTTAATAACTACAATTTTGCAGCACCAGCTGAAGGAGGGCAAGTATTTAAAGCCAGCGGAAATGTAACCGCCCCTACTTATAATGCAATCACTTGGGTCGAAGGTGTTTTCAATATATCAGCTTTAATCTTACATAGCGCCCCTGCTGCGGTCAACAGTGGCTTAGACTCTTCAATGGGAGGCTCTAAACATGAGTTTCTCTTCACACAGCAGGTTCTAGGATTCGCAGGAATAAACGCCGTGTATGACGTTGATATCGATACCCGTAAAATTGCAGGTGAGTATATTAATGATAATGGAGAAGTAATTCTCAATGTAAACCCTGCAGCAGTTCCTGCAGGTGTTAAACATGTCACACCTTACGATTACGGTTGTCGTGTGCATGTGTACCCTGGTGGTAATATAGCAGACCCCTTGATGGTGGCTCAAGACCCCGCAAGAAGTACAGCTATCTTTACAAACACAGCTTTCGCTACGTGTGTATATCGTTTAAATAGAGATGATCCGCAGTTTACTTCAGGTGTCCCTACTGCGCAATTCTATGTAGAAGGTATGCGTGTGCTGTTAATAACTGGCGAGGCTGGCTTTAGAACTTTATCAACTGAAAAAGCATATTCTAATAATCCTGTATTATGCCTGCTAGACTATCTCCTGAACCCTATCTACGGGAGAGGCCTTGATGTAGCAAGCATAGATCTAGAATCATTCTATGATGCTTACTTGATATGCGAAAGAGTTGTCCAGACAAATATCCCACTAGAGGGCAGCTTCTGGAATGCCAAGGGTGGAATTCGTGAAACCAAAATGTACGAGTGCAACCTAGCTATTGATACCGCTAAGCCTATTCGCGAGAATATCTCTACCATCCTAGAAACAATGAATAAAGCTGATCTTATCTGGTCTGGTGGTAAATATAAACTTAACTTAGCATATCCAGAAGTTTACACAGAAGGTGTCGTATACCCTAAGGATGTTGTGGTGCAAGACGGAGCAGGTACTTCTACAGGTCTTTATAAATCCTTAATTGACGGAAACTTAGACAGCCCCGTAGGATCAGCTAACTGGTCTGATGCAATTGATGCTTATATTGACGATGATAGTATTATTCGTGAGGGTGAGACAAGTTTAAGTTGGCCTAATGCTCAAACTCGCCTTAATTACGCAACTGTAAAATACCTAAACGAATCTAAAGATTTCGCTGAGGATAGTGTGTCATGGCCTCCAAAAACGGGTGTAGTAGCTGGAGCAGGGATCGATCGTGGTACATGGTCAGGCGTTACTGCATATAATACAAGCGACAAAGTTACATATACACCTATAGGCTACCCTTCAGTTGTTTACCAGCTGTCTTCAGGCGCATTGCGAGTTAATTCTATAGCCCCTAATTTAGACCCAGCTTGGCTAGTTTATAACAACAACACTGTATATGCTGCTTATGTTGCAGAAGACAGCGGGCTTCCACTCGAGACAGAGCAGTTTGCCACAGGCGCTACCTCATATTATTCTGCATTAGCTATGGCTGAGTACTTAGTTAGAAGTAGCCGTGATGGAATAACTTATGCTATAAGTGTTGATAGGCGACACGTAGAGTTAGAGCCTGGGGATATCGTAAGAGTAAAATCTAATGTTCTAAATATTCCAGGTGATTTGATACTATTAGAGTCTGTAAAGCCTGACTCTAAAGGTATGATACAGCTGTCAGGAACACGTTTTGATGCGCGTAACTTAGCTTGGAATGCAAAGGATGATGAAGTTGTAGAGCCTCGTGTAATATATGATAACGCGTTATCTCAAGCTACTGGTGTAATATTCTCAGCTGCTGCGTTGTCTGCTGCGAGTTCATCTGGAAGGCTTGATTGGGCAGCTTCTTCTGATATTCGTACTACTGACTATTGCATTCGCTATACGTTAGATGATTACATAGCTATACAACAAAGTACTACATGGATAGATATCGGAACAACATCTAGCCTAAGTTTTGACCTTCCTCTGATGATTGGTGGGGCATACACGCTGGCTGTTGTAGCGCAAGGGAATGGAATTGAAGCGCCGTTTTATAACCAGCTAGATGGGACAGGTTGGGGAATGGTAGCTGTAGGTTTCTCAAGCACTTCTGTAAATGGCACAACTTTACAATCTGTCAGTATCTACGCAAGAACTGATTTACAGCCGTCAACACCTCTTGGCGGGGCTTATGACTTCTATGCTAAAACAATGACAGTCTTACCTGCTGGTTGGTACTTAACACCACCTATCGGTTTGTCACAATTGTGGGTATCTCAGACGATCGCTGAGAGCACTGGTAACGCGCAGACAGATACTAATTTAGCATGGTCAACACCAGTTGTAACTAGCGACCCTACAACTTACACGATAGCCACAAAACCTGTGATCGGTGTTTTACAAGACGCCGATGACGTGAATTACGGCTATACAGATGCTAAAGGTAATATGCAAGTGGTAGTGAATGGAGCTAATCTGACGCTATCTACAGATGTAGTATACTCAGTATTAAGCCTAAATAACTGCACGCTAACTGTAGATAATAGCGCATCAGCTACTCGTGGGGCATACTCTGTTACCAACTTGCTCGGAAACCTCGGCAGTGCAACAATCCGCGCAACCTACTTAGGTACTCATTCAGATGTCGTCATCACAGTTTCAGCGGTGAATGTCGGTTACGTGCAAGATCTAACGCCTCCACCAATCCCTGTTAATATAAGCACTGTAGTAGATTATAGTACTGTATTTATTAATATTGTAGATTTGTTGAACTACACGCAAGGGCATGGCCATTACTCTACAGAGGTATTTGGAAGCTCTGCATCAACAGTCTTCAATGCGAGTACTACACCTAAGCTTGCAGAATTCCAAGGAAGCGCTACTTCTATCTCAATGCCTTTGGGCGTTACTATGCATATTTGGCTGAGATATAAGACTAAAGATTCTGTTACAGGCGGTGTGCTAGCGAAGACTGTCGTAATAGGTCAAGTAGCTTCTGCTCAGATTGCGGCAGGATCTATAAATACTCTATTGCTAGAAGGTGGTTTAGCTACGACTATATCTCAAGCTTCTTTAAATGCTAATACAGCTCTTACGAATGCTGCTACTGCTCAGAATGCTGCTACAGCCGCACAAGCTTCTGCTGATGCCGCTAACTCCCAGATCACTACAATATCTAGCGATAACGTTCTATCTGCAGGAGAGAAATCTCCTGTAATACTTGACTATAATGCGGTAACTTCAGAGCAATCCGGAATTGACACACAAGCTACTGCTTATGGAATCACAACCGAAAAGACAACTTATGACAACAGTGTAACAGCTTTAATTAGTTATATGGCGACGCTAACTGCGCCGACACTATGGTCAAATACGTCTGGTGATACTAATATTGTAGGGACTACGTTTAGAACTAAGTTCTCAGATGTGTATACTGCTAAACAGAATCTTTTAAATAAGATTTATAGCTCAGCAAAAACATTAGCTGATACCGCGCAAGCTACGGCAGGAATATTATTGAAGCCTTTGGTATCTTACGATTTCCAAGGAACATTACCTATAGGTACAACATTCGGGATTGGAACAACCCCAGGAAAAGTTGAATCGGCCGAAAGTGGTACTGCTACAAAACTAACTAATTTGGCATCAGATCAGTCATTACGATTAACGAGCCTATCTCTAGCTCCCACGAAGAGTTATATGATATCTATGCGTGTTCTATGGAACTCTGGAGATTGGGAAGGTCTAATATTCCACTCCAATACTATACACGGGGAGTCAGCCTCATATTACAAAGCAATCCCTGCACCTACACTGGGCGCATGGACTGTAATCAATCTAGATATGCGTACATTGAGTGCGGGCGGCACTGATTACATGACAGGCGGAAACGTTACGGCGTTAAGATTTGATTTTAACCAAAATGTGAACTCTAGCACTTCTGTAGATTGGGTAAGTGTTGGTGCTCTAGGGGTGATTGATAGTACAACGATTAGCAATGCGCAGAGTGCTGCAGACGCTGCTCAAACTGCTGCTAACACAGCAAATGCAGATCTCGCTGATATAGCTAGCGATAATATGCTAACAGCAGGCGAGAAACCTCCTGTAATAACTGATTATAATGCTATCATAGCTGAGCAAGCTGGTCTGGACATTCAAGCTACTGCGTATGCTATAACAACTGAAAAGACGGATTATGATAATAGTGTAACAGCTTTAATTAATTACATGGCGACATTAACAACACCTGTGTTGTGGTCAAATACAGCTGACGATACTGCTATTGTTGGTACTACGTTTAGAACTAAGTTCTCAGATGTGTATACTGCTAAGCAAAATCTTTTGAATAAGATTTATACTAATGCTAAAGCATTAGCAGATGCCGCTTCTGCTGCAGCCTACGGAAGGCCTAATTTATTACCTAATGGTGGATTTGAGCTGGGTCTACAAGGTTGGACGGCACCAACTGCATTCGAAATAACTGATGCACCAGCCTTCGGGAGAGTTTTAAGATCAGCCACACAAGATGGCACATCGGTGATTTATAGCGATTTTCTAGCTATAAGGTCAAATACCTCGTACACATTGACAGGTGACTCTAGAATGCAAGCCACTAGTGGCAGTGTATATTATGATATGATGCTCTATGATAGCGCATACAATCTAATATTAGATAGTACCCAAAATGCTTTAACGACTGCGCATGACTTTAATGATGATACGTCTAATCGTAAAGCACATACAATAACTGTAACTACACCTTCTAACGCAGCTTTTGTAAAAGTAAGATTTGTATGCGAAAATATAGTAGGTTCTACAGGATTAGGTTGTAGACAAATTAAGCTAGAAGCTGGTGTTGGACCAGCAACTCCATACTCGCAAGAGGGCGCAGTAATATCTACATCAAATACAGCTTTAGCTGCAATGGCGGAATTGACAACGAAGCTTGACAATGATGCTATTAATGTACTCTCAGCTGCAGTAGAGCTTCAGACTAGTGGTTACGCAGGGGGTAATGGTGTTGCTATAAGTAACAATGGCATATTAGCAGTTAAGAATACTATTACAACATTCGCGATAACCTCTGATGGGAGCGCAACATTTGGGGGCGCGTTAAATGCAGCTACGGGTACGTTTGCAGGTGCTTTAAACGCAGCTACGGGAACTTTCGGTGCTGTAATAGTAGGTGCATCAGGCTCTATAGCTTCTTCTGACTACGCAGCGGGCGGTACTTCAGGGTGGAGCTTATCAGGTGATGGCACATTCAGATCTCAAGGTGCAGTAGATACTACTATAATCTCCACTGGAGGTGTATCAACTTCTAGAAAAGTGGCTGGTGTAGACCATGTGTATAAATCTCTATCTCATGTGGAAACAGGTGTGTGCACTAATGGTACAGCTGTTATAATCCCAGGTTACTGGGCTTCTCAACCTAAGGTAATGGTAGCTCCGAGTTCATTGATGCTTTACAACACATCGTATGCTAACCAGAATCAATCTATCGTTTGTGCGACTAATGCTATATCGGAAACAGCAGTAGGCTCTATGCAGTATCAATTCACGCCTACTGCTACTTTGAATCTAGCAGCAGCTACTGGATCTACTGTATTAAACGCGATTACTAATAGTACTGCAGATAGTTGGGTAAGCTCTACGTATACGACTGCTGCTAACACTATCAGTGTAACGCCTAATATATCGGTTACCGCAACTCGTGGTACTGGGACTTCTGGGCAGTATTATTTAAGAAATTTAAATTGGCGTGTTGTGTATTATAATGGCTCTGCCTGGGTTGCTGGTTCTTGGAAATTGAAAGTAATAGGCTCTACTACAGGCTCTGTTACAGATAGTCAATCATTCACATTTCCATCAGCGAATGCCTGGCAATTTTATCTAGAGTTTTCTACTTCAGATGCTGGTGGTACATTTAGTACAGGCGCTGTGCAGTACAACTATACAACAGCTACAGTAACAGCAGCTGGCCCAGTTGTAGAATCTGGTGATGCTATTGGCAGTACTACTGTTACTACATCTAAGGTAACAGGAACCCCTACGCATTATCAGTACAAAGCATCGTACCAGTTAGAGTTCTATCAAGACACAGTAATGACGCTACCGACATATACTCCAGCGGCTACTTGGAGCGTATATCAGGTAAATTATCAGTATACAATAGAGCCTTACCTTAAGCCTGAATTCTTAGGGAGCTCTGGCGTAGTGTATCTTGCGTATACTGAGCTTGCAACAGGCAGTGTTATAGCTAATACCAACCCTACAACAAATACATCTATAACAGTAGGGACTAATAATTACACATCTACACCAATAAGTAGAAGCTATACATTGACTACAAGTAGTTACGCAAATAACATAACCGTAAGAATGAATAAGGCTACTGGCGGAACAACTACCACTAACTACTGGGGCGTTGAGCTTAGTGCTGCAACTGTTACTATATACCTTCGTCAAGTTGTAACGAATTCTACTACACCAAGTAACTCAGACACATTCCAAAACTACGGATATTCTTTAAATACGGCGCAAGTATTAGCTACAGGCTCTTTGCAATGGATAGCAACTGGTGAGTAATTTAATTTTCAGGGATTTAAATAAGCATTCATAATGATTGTAAAGTCCCTGATAACATTTTACTTTCAAAATAATAGTAAGGAATATCATGCACAAACCAATATAGACCCCGTTAAATTAATGATAAGGCTGCCCTCCCCTGTATCTAAGGGGAACCTAAGGGCTCCTATGGTGTATAGTTATTAATAGATATATAATAAGAGAAAGGAAAGAACATGGCGAGATCTAGCATAAGCACTATCTCAAATGATCTACAGGCAGACTCTGGTAGCGTCCTTTGGTCTATAGTCCAAGGAGAGCAATTAGAGTTCCCAATTGTACTAAACTTTTTAGAGAATGCAGGAGCTGGTTATTCATATGAAGCAGTAGTTATGGAAGCTGCTAATATCGCGGGTGATTCTACACCACCTGTTGATGTAAGAGTGGGTGGAGTAAATACAACGCTCACTGTTAGAGTTCCTGCAGACAAAGGCGCTTGGGTAAGTACTACTGCCTATAATAGGGAAGACGTAGTATCCTACGCAGGTGTTTATTATAAATTAAAATCAGGCACTAATATTGTAAATGCAGCATTGCCAACAGCTGACACGAATTGGGAATTATACACGCCTAATCAAGTCTACGTGCAATTCCCTGCAACACTGTCTACGCTACCAGCTTGGGCTGTTCAGCCTAACAGCGTATCGCCTGTTCATGGTTTCTTTGAATTGCGAGTAACAGAGCCTTCTGGCGGAGTATTCACAAGAACTTGGAAACCAATGAGAGGCTTGATTGAGATATTGTTTAGCCCTACTAATCTGGTAGCTTAGTATGTACAACCCGACTAGAGTTCCAATACAGATTACTGTAAATGCAAAAGCACCAGTAGCTTCTCTTGCTAACAATAAAATTGCTGTTGCTAATATAAGTGATGCGGTTATCGTAAGTAGTGCAGTTTCTACATTAGGTGTTAATCTGCCTTTGCAAAAGATAGCTTCTACAAATTACACTGACGGCCTACTTAAAACAGCTGTTGTCAATGATGTTGAGATTATAAATCTAATCGAAGCTATTGTGGAGGTTGATACTACAGGCTATGGCGTATTTAGCAGCACAAGTCTGTTTACGCAAAATAATAGTTTTACTAAAACAGAAATTGCAAATGTTGTTGAATCATACTTAAAAGCTTTACGAAAGTCTGCAATGGAACAACTGAGCATCGGGCAACTCTTAAATAAAGCCATAGGTAAGAAAGCTGCAGACTCTATAGTTTCTTCGGAGAGCCTCAAGAGGCTTTCATCGAATAGTAAAACTGATATCTTGCATATTGCTGAAGTTTTAATTAAAGTAGCAACTCAATATAGGAGTCTTGTAGACGGCACAGGAGTGTCTGAGAAGATATCTAAGGCATCCTCAAAGATTACTTCGGAATCTACGGGCATTCAAATGTTATATATGCAGCAGTTATTCAGAACTACTGTTGAGAATACTAATGCTAATGAGAAGCTATTGAAAGGGCAATCTAAGACTTTCAACGATGCTTTAGGACTTCTGGAGACTTTGACGAAGTTTCTATCAACGGCTGGCCTTGTTTTAGCATTTAATGAAAGTTTGTTAAACTCTGAAAAACTGGCCAAATCTCTCGGTCATGCCTCTGCGGATACTTCTGCTTTGGTTGAGAGTTTTGTAAGATCATTCTCAAAATCTTTAAAAGACCAAACAGGTATTTTGGAAGTTTTAAAGCGCAATATATCGAGATTAGGCATAGAAAATATTAATGCTAATGAGAATCTATCAAAAGGGCAATCTAAAGCATTTAATGATGCTTTAGGCCTTGTAGAGACTTTGACTAAGGTTCTTTCTACATCGTCTGCGCTTGTCTTATCATTCAATGAAAGTTTATTAAACTCTGAAATTATGATTAAAGCTGTTGGTCATATGTCAGCGGACACTTCTGCTCTGGTTGAGAGTTTTGTAAGATCATTCTCAAAATTATTAAAAGACCAGACAGGTATCTTAGAGGTATTTAAAAAGACTTCCACAAAAGCTGCACTAGAAGCTTCAAGCATTCTTGAGACTCTTGCGAGGAGTTGTGTTAAAATATTATCTGAGAATACAGCAATATCCGATAAGCTTGTAAAGACCACAGGAAAACTTAGTTCGGAAACTACTTCAATAACAGCTTCCTGCTCAATTATAATGCAAAATTACGGTAGTAGTGACTACTTTGCAGGAAATTTTGTAGGAATCTCCCAAACATTATAAAGGAAATAAAATGCAAGAAACTTCAAAAGTTGTAGGTACTGTTTACATCGTACTGCGTGATGCTAATGGTAATGTCAAGCAAGAACAAGTTCTAAAGAATATTATAGTAGCTGGTGGGTTAGCTCATATTGCCAGTCGAATGCAGGGCACAGCACAAGCTTCTATGGGTTGGATGGGTGTTGGTACTAACGCCACAGTCGAAGTTGTAGGCAATACACTACTTGGCGCGGAGATAGCTCGTGTAGCAACAGCTGTATCAACAGTCACAACTACACAAGCCAATGACACAGTACAGCATGTAGCCACATTTGGTGCAGGTGTAGGTACTGGTGCTTTGACAGAAGCGGGTATCTTCAACGTAGTTACAGCTAATACAGGCTTAATGCTTAATCGCTTGACATTCGCGGTAGTTAATAAAGCTGCTGGCGATTCATTGACTATGACATGGCAAATTAAAATAGCATAATGAAAGGGGCGACAAATGTCTACAATAGTAACACGAGCGAGTAAAGGGTCGCCCTTAACCAATACAGAGCTAGATGCAAACTTCTCAAATCTGAATGCTGATAAACAAGAGATATCAACAAAAGATGCTTCAGGGGGTTACGCAGGTTTGACATTATTTAAGTTAAACTTAAAGAACACTACAAACACAGTGACAAGCTGGTTTACAACTGCTGCGGCTACCGCTAGAACTTGGACAATGCCTGATAAAGATGGCACTGTTGCGATGCTTAGCGATATCTCTGGAGGTAGTGCAGGAGGCAGCTCAGGAACCTTGCAGTATAATAACGCAGGTGCTTTCGGAGGAGCCTCTAACGCATATATCCAAGATGGTGACATCCTATTAGGCATCACCAGCAGCTTAGTAAAGCCCTCAGCAGGTGTAAAGCTTTTTGGCAAAGCCGTTGCAGGGCGTACATTTCCAGCTACGCTAGATTCTGCTAGTAGCGTACTCTTCCAACCTTCTCTATTTAGGAATAAGATATCTATTTGGGAGGCGTCGGGCGTCAGCACACCGCCAGCTTCTAGTGCAGGTTTTATTTTAGGCTTCCAAGCGCCTACAACAGTTGGTACAGCTACGCTAAGAACTTTTGCAAGTACAAATCTTCTAACAAGAACTGGAAAACTTGGTTATGTATCAGCTGCTACAGCAGGCTCTTTAACATCCTGGCGGATGCCAGCTGCATCTATTACAACAGCGGATGGAGCTGGCCTTGGTGGATTCTTTACCACTATGCGGATAGCTATTACAGATGCAGCAGCTGTTGCTGGAGCAAGATCTTTTTTCGGATTAAGCTCTAGCATCGCAGCTGCCACAAACGTAGAACCTAACACTCTAGTGAATTCAATTGGGATTGCTCAGTTATCTACTGACAGTACACAGTTGTATTTAGTATATGGCGGAACAACTGCGCAGTCACCTATAGCGCTTGGCACTAACTTTCCACCCATGGCGGGTGTTGGCGTTAATAGTGGAACATTTTATGATATTTCGATTAACACGATAGGGCAAGGAGCTGGCGTTATTGCATGGCGGGTTGAGCGACTTGGCACGACATTTGTAGCAGAAGGTGTCTTAACGCCAGTGACGGTAGGCGTTACAACACCTGACCCTAGCGTGTTTCTTACGCAACAAATATGGAGAACGAATAACGCTACAGCTTTAGCGGTAGCTTTTGACATATCTCTTGTATACGCAGAAGTAGAAAACTAATAGAAAGGTTGTTATGTTTACATATGAACAGTACATAGGACGGTGGTATTTGTCACCTGACTTGACTTACGAACGAGTTGCGAATATCCAAAATAAGCTTATGCCAGCTGTAGAAAGCCTCTATGCTAGGCTTGTATCAGAGGATATAGAATTCCGCACAAATCCTACAACTAACTCACAAATCAGTGGGCAACTTTATGGAGGCTTTAGGCCGCAATCTTGTACTCAAGGCGCACCGAACAGCTCCCACAAAGAAGGCTTAGCTGTAGACTTATACGACCCTAATGGCGAAATTGATGCATATCTTTTAAAGAACCCTGACGTTCTAGAAGAGCATGGTATTTATATTGAGCACCCTGATAAGACTCCTAATTGGAGTCACTGGTCTGTAAAACCTCCAGCATCAGGTCGCCATGTTTTTTATCCATAGAAGGAGAACAAATGTCACTAGACCCAATAACCGCCGTATTAGATATTGGCGGAAAAGTAATAGATAAGCTATTTCCAGATCCCGCCCAGCGTGATGCGGCAAAGCTAGAACTTTATAAAGCTCAACAAGCAGGAGAATTAGATGAAGTTAAAATACAACTTTCAGCAATTATTGCAGACTCTCAAAGTACTGACCCATGGACTAGCCGCGCTCGACCATCGTTTCTTTATGTTGTATACATCCTGTTACTATGGTCTATCCCAATGGGATTCCTCAGCATGTTCTACCCTGAAAGAGCGTTGTCGTTCACGATAGGGTTTAAAGGCTGGTTAGCATCAATCCCTGATCCTGTTTTGCAATTATTCGGTGTAGTAATGACTGGATATGTTGCAGGGCGATCTTGGGAAAAAGTAAAAGGCGCAGCAAAGTAAAGTAATACACCCTACAGAATATCGTAGGGTTTTTAATTGCGCAAATAAGGGTATCTTATATGAATACCACGGTGGTATCATTACAAGGAACCTTAAAATGCAAGAAGTGAAAGATTTTGAATATTTTAAAAATATAGCATTACAAGAAATTGATTTTCGTTTAGATACATTAGCTCGCGCTTCATTATTTGTTTCAGAATTACAAGAAATAGAATTTAAATTCATGGCTTATATTCAAAGTCTACCTCTACCTGAAGGCGCAGAGCTTGTCAGTAGTTATATAAGCTTATATGATAGGGCTTATTTATATATAACTATATCTATACTATCTTTTCAGTCAATTTCGGATTACCTCCAAACTATTGAGGAGGAATTCGGAATAGAGTTTGAGTCTAGAGATAGCCCTAGTGACGGTACTAGAGTATTCTTATCTAAGATGCCAGGCTACAAATTTTGTTTGCAGATAACATGCTATCCTTCTGATGCCGATGGAGCGACTTGTAGAAGGGTAGTTGTAGGGCAAGATACTAAATCAATGCAAGTACCAGTGTACAAAATCATTTGTGGTTGAGGAG